CGTAAACGCAAGAAGAAATAATTAGTAATTTAAGAATTCTTCACGAGAAATTATAGGAGCTCTTTGAAGAGTAAGATTATGAATACATTGATGACATTTGCGACAAAGTCTCATCCAGTTAGAACCGTCATGGGGATTGTGTTCTCTATTTCGGTCTATATGATGAACTTCAATTCTTATATTCGAAAAGCACTTTTCGCATTTTTCTCCAAAGAGTTCTTTAGATCGTCGTTGCCAATACCTTTTGCTGTTGGCTGTTCCATAGGTTTGAAATTTATCGTAGCATTTTTTGGAACAAAATCTTTTACCCGCTTTATGTTCCCACGGAGGACATTCAAACAACTTGGAGCATTCTTTACAGGAAATGGTACACCATTTTTTAATTCGATATCTTTTTCCAAAATTGTGATGATTTTTTCCTTTCTTTTTCTTCAACGAAAAAGCGTTGGATCGATTATGGCACAAGCGAGAACAAAATTTGGTGGTGGTTTTGAAACATGGAAAAACTTGATAGGATTTATTACACCAATGACATGTTTTAGTTACTTTAGGCATACAGGTATTATAACCTATGGATAAAAAAATGACAAGAAAAACGACTGTAGCAAAAGGAGTTAAAGTTCCCAGGGGAAAAGAAACTCAAATGCAAAAAAAGAAAGGTTCTAGTAATGCGGGTGAATATAAAAATGTTAGCCCAAAAGATTTTGCAGGGGCATCAGGAGGGGCGAGTAAATACTCTTACCCGATCAACACAAAAGCTCGAGCTAAGGCAGCTTTAGCTTATGCGCATAATGCTCCTAATCCTTCTGGGATCAAAAGAGCTGTTTATAGGAAGTATCCTGACTTAAAACCAACTGCTAAGAAGAAGTAAAGTATTGAGGAGAGGGCAAAGAATCGAGCCACACAGATCTAAATGTGACGGAGATGGTGTAAGTCCATCCTCCTCCTGAGTTATTTGAACTAGTAAGAAATACTTTCTAGTTCAGTAATAAGATAAGGTTAAAAAATGAAGTGCACCTGCTGTTCCCAAGAAAAAAATTCAACCGACTTTTCTGAAAGACAGAGGAAATGTAAAGGGTGCAGAAATGAAATTGAACTTCAAAAGTATTGGAAAGATAGAAAAAGAAAAAAAACTACAAGATATGTTGAAAATAATAGAAAAACTTGCTCCAAATGTTTAAACAATAAAGAAGTTTTTTTGTTTAATAAAGGGCCTTCTTGTGGAAGATTACAATCTATTTGTAGAGAATGCCAAAAAATAAATAATAAAAAATATTATGAATTAAGAAAAAGTAACAGTCGTGGCCTTGGACTTTAATTAAGAGGTTGGAGTCATCCCAGCTAAAGACGGTAGCCCTTCGAGATCCGTCGATAAATTGAGGATGGGCTATAATATAAATAGGCGTACCAACTTCAACTGTCCGCAAATTCCGGGCAGTTGTTGAGCCAAACCACACGCGAGGCGAGCTGATCACTCTAACGGGCCGTATCCCGGCCTCGCACCTTTTATACGGAAAAGGAACTAGTAAGGATTCCTTACTAATTGACTTTTACGTATGGGTGCAAGTTTGAAAAATCCGGTATATGACGGACTGAACATAGTCAACGAATATAATGATGCATATGAGGATGCTTATTACGCTTGGAATCCCTTCTACCCACTAGCCGATAGGGATCTGAGGTTTTATCTGGGCGAGCAGTGGGACGAAAAAGAACGCCAAAAACTCTTTCAGGAGAATCGTAATGCATTCACATTTAATCTTATTCGCAAAAATATCAATCTTATATTGGGCTATCACATCCAGCATCAGCTTAGTCCGATTGTCTTGCCTAGAGAGTCTTCTGACCAACAGTGCGCGGATGATCTAACAGATCTTCTTCTTTACGCCTTCGACACTGGTGAAGGATATCGACATATTAGCAATTCGTTCGGTGGAGCGCTAAAAACTGGATTTAATCTTTTAACCATGTGGATGGACTATCGTGATGACCCCGTTAATGGAGATATTCGTTTTGGTCGGGAGCCTTATTCTGGTTTTATCACTGACCCTTACTTTACTCAATTAGACTTTTCCGACTGCGCTTATGTAATGCGTAGGAAATACTTATCTCCTGAGCAAGCAGCTTCTCTTCTTCCCGGAATGGAGAAAGACATTTATGAAATTCACAATTTTGGATGGTCCAGGGATGATAAATTTACTTGGTTACCGTATCAAACGCAGCCTAATGGACAGGATTACATTGCCTATGATGAATTCTACAAGCAGAAGTGGAAAAATGTCCCAACGCTTGTGGATGAGGAAACGGGAGAATACATGGAATGGGAAGGCTCCGAAGAAGGTCTCCGCTTCTATAAGGATAAATTCCCTCAGCTTAAAGTTATTCAAACGCCTAAACGTTATGTTGAATGTCATATTATATTAAATAATAACTACATGAAAACAGAGATCAATCAGTTTGGTCTCAATGAATACCCGTTTGTCCCTTTTGTCGGAATTTTTGAACCAGAATCAGAGTTTTGGGGGCTAAAAGTTCAATCCCTTGTTCGTCCCATGGTAGATCCTCAGAGGGAATCGAACCGTAGACGATCTCAAATGGTCGACATTTTAGATTCACAGATCAACTCTGGTTGGATAGCCGACGAAGAGTCAGTGATTAACCCTCGCTCTCTTTTTCAGACCAGTCAAGGAAAAGTAATATGGAGGGACAGAGATGCTAAACCAGGAGCTATTGAGAAAATACCGCCTGCTCAAATACCGCCTAGTATGTTTGAGCTACAACGTCAATTTGATGCAGACATTATGTCAGCTATTGGTATTAATGACGCTTCTTTTGGCATGACACAAAATGATCAAGAGTCAGGTATTATGATGATGCTTCGCCAAGGAGCATCTCTCGTCAATATCCAAGATTTAATGGAAAATTTACGATTTGCACAAAAGCAAGCAGCCAGAAAATGCATAAAAATGATGCAAAATTGGACGCCTGAAAAGGTCAAACGAATCTTAAATCGTGAACCTTCACAGCAGTTCTACTCGAAAGATTTTGTTAAGCACGACATCAGTATCCAGGAATCGCTTCTCACTGGAACTCAAAAACAAATGTATTTTAGGCAGCTCATGGATCTTAAGCAAGCTGGGGCTCCAGTTACTGGAGAAATGCTTGCTAAAGCCGCTCCAATTCAAGGGAAGTCCGAATACGTTAAGCAACTTGAAGAAATGGAAAAGCAACAAGCACAGGCTGCCCAAGAGCAACAGAAGATACAAATGTCTCTAATAGATGGGCAACGCCAAGCACAACAAGCCAAAGCTATTTCCGATATTGCCCTTTCTAAAGAGAGATTTACTCGCGCGGTTGCGAATATGGGTCTTGAAGATGAAAGAGCAGCTAGAGCAGTCGATGATAGAGCTTCTGCATCTCTCGATCGCGCAAGAGCGATGAAAGAGCTGGCGAGCTTAGATGATGATCGACTAGTCAAATACTTATCTATCGTCCGAATGATGGAAGAAATGAATGCCGTCAAAGAAGAAGAAATCAAAGAGGACGATGTAACCATCTCTGCTAGAGGACAAGAGCGTGCTCAAAATCCTTTAGCAAACCCTCCACTGCCAGATATGACTGGTATGGAGCAACTACAAATGCCTGAACAACCTTTGGAGGTTTAACGATGGCACAAGGATATAATGCAAGATTAGACGAAAGTCTCGGAATGCGTCGCGGAAAAGAGAGCGGTAAAATGCAATCTTATAAAGATAGACGCGATGAATCACGAGGCGCTCGTTCTGAAAGACGTTCTAGAGGTAGTTTTAACCTTCGTGATGGAGCCCAAGCTGGTGAAGTCAAAAAGGTTCCAACCGACTCTGAAAAATATGATATGGGACGCGTAAAGTCTTATAGCTGTGGAAGTAAGGGTTATCCTGCTGAAGCATGGAATTACAAATATTAATATGGCTGTACCAACTTCAACTATTCGAATGTTCGAATAGTTGCTGAGCCTAAAACCACGCGAGAAAAATGTACCAAGAGACTGGAGAGACCCGCGACGCTATCATTGAAGATGATAACAAAAAAATCGCTGAGATTATGAATGCCAATAAGAATCGAAAAGAGCCTTATTGGATTTTGATCTTTGCTAAACCATCCAAGAGCAGCGTAGACGGAAAATATCCCACCTTAGTCAAACACATTAAAGCATATGGCGAGCGGCCACCTTCGTATGTAGGAGCCGTTCTGGGAAAAGTAGACAACTCAACCGGCACTGTCGAGTGGGAAGTCAACATGCCTCAAAAACCATTTGATTTTGACAAGCTTCAACTTTTTGGAGCAGAGCGATGTGATGAAGTTGTCGTAGAAACAACAACCATCCCAGGAGCTTACATAACACAATAGTGCCGCCGACCTTAGCACTGTACCAACTTGAGTGCTAAAACGGGCGTAATAGGAGCTAGACACATGAGTGCTGAACCACAAAATTCGGGCGAACAAAATCTGGAGGCCGCCGCTCCAGCAGAAGTTGTTAATGAACATTCTCAATCAGGAGAACAAGGACACACTGGCGATCAATCAACAGTGCCGCTTTCCGCGTTACAATCAGAAAGAGAGCAAAGGCAGCAACTGCAAGAAGAGCTTAAAATGATAAAGGATCATTTGTCGCTGATGCAGCCAAATCAACAATCTAGTCAAAGACAACCTGCAAAGGATGAATTTGATGGATTAGATGATTCTGATGTTCTAACCCTTGGAGAAGCAAAAAAACTCCTTGGAAGAGTTCAACAGTCTTATCAATCAAATGTTGAAGAACTGCGGATGCAACAAAAGCATCCTGATTATTCAGAAGTGATTCAAAAATATTTACCAGAAGTATTAAGGACAAATCCTGAATTACGAAGGTCTTTGGAAAGGAATCCAGATTATGAACTTGCTTATCACTTAGCTAAAAACTCTGAATCTTATCGGAGTGCGACTAAGAAGCAGAAGAAGTCCATAGAAGCAGAAAAAATTCTGCAAAACTCGGAACAAGCCGGAAGTTTATCAAGTATGGGAGCTTCAACGCCTATTTCTCAAGCTAAGAGATATAAGGATATGAGCGACGAGGAATTTTCAAAGCTTGTAAGAAATAATTTAGGAGTTGTTTAAGAGTCCTGTACCAACATTGGTAGCTTAAAGACTACAAATGAAAGGGCTTAAACCACGCGAGGAAAACATGACTATAACAACAACCGCTGTGTTGCCTCCTGCTGTGCGAGAATACTATGACCGTTTGCTTCTTATGACAGCATACCCAACGCTCATATACACAAAGTTCGCACAGAAGAGAGTTCTTCCCGAGAAGAATGGCGACACCATTGTTTTTCGTAGATATTCGAGACTAGCTACAGTGCCAATCCCACTAACTGACGGTGTAACCCCTCCAGGTGCCCCTCTAAGTGCGACTGACATCAAAGCGCAAGTCGCTTTCTACGGTAACTTTGTAACTATTACTAACCAAGTAGAACTTACCGTTGAAGACAGGGTTCTCAATGAATCTGCTCGTCTCTTAGCTCAAAACATGGCTCAAACCATGGATGAAGTAACTAGAGACGTTTTAGCTTCTACAAGTTCTGTTCTTCAATGTTCTAACGGAACTAACGGTAACACCCCAACTGAACTTACTAAAGAAGATATCGATTCAGCTGTAAAGACACTTCTTGGAAACGACGCAGAAATGATTTCTGAAGTTGTTACAGGACGTGATGCTCTAGGTACTGCTCCAGTTCGTCCAGCTTTCTGGGGTTA